AAACTATTAAGTATTCGCAGAGGCTTGGGGATGTGCTTCGTTGCCTACCAGCCGCCAAGCATCTAGCCGACCAAGGCCACGAAGTTTTCTTTGATTGCCTTGCCCAATACCAAGGAGTTTTTGAACTGACCAGCTATGTAAAAGCTGGGCATAGGCAGGGCGATGTTATTGATTTAGAGGTTTGGCCGAACCAGTATGAGGCTTACAGGAAAAGCAAAAGAAGCTGGACTGACTTTGTTTATAGTCACCCAGAGATTAAGGACGCAGACAAGACCAACATTATCCTCGACAAGCTAGACGACAAACCAGCCGAGGGACTTCCAGAATCTTATAATCTAGTCGCCCCTTTCGGGCTATCCCAAGGCTACTATCGAAACCCGCTAGAACTAATCGTGAGGGCTAGGCAAACTATGGGCAAAGACAACTTCTTTGTCCTATGTCCAGATGAGATTAAGATTCAAGGATTAAACACCTACACCGCCCCATCAGTTGAGCAGATGGCAAAGGCAATCAGAGGGGCTACGGACTTTTGGGCAATCAATAGCACCCCAATCATCCTTGCGTCGGCAACTAGGAAAGACAAGCAAACCGGATTCTTCCCACAGAAAAACGAGTGGGAAACAGACAACATTTTCAGCTTTGAAGGTATGATAACTATGGATTGACATAAGAGGTGGTTTTATGGCTGGCAGTATCCCCACCTCCTACTTCGCAACCGACCTCTCTTATATGATTGAGGACTTGTATCAATCCGTAACTGGCTTGGGTTCGTCCTCTGTCTCTGCCTCTGTCACAGACCTAACTACGGCAAGCGAGTTGGAGATAGGCGGGGAGGTATTTAGAGTCACCCAGAGCCTAGTTGTTTTAGCCTCTGGAATCTCTGCCCCTGCAATCGGCTCGCTTTGCACAGTTAGCGGGGTGGAGCGCATGATCGGAGGATTTTCGCAAAGCACAGATGGGCTTTCCTTTACCATCGAACTTGCGGAGATTACGACCTAATGGCCTCGATTGAGAGGGAGGTGGAGAACGCCCTCCTAAATGTAGTTTCCGGTATTACTGGGGTGAACTTCTTCACGAGCGAAAGAGGCACGGCTAGGACGATGCCCAGCGTAACAGTTCAGGCCAGCATAAGCGGGGAGGAGCTTGTGCCTTTTTCGGGCGTGTTCAAAACCCCCGCTACCATCACCTATGTGGCTAGAGCAGACACAACGGCAAGAGCAGATTTCGATGCCAAGTTTTATGACATCCTAGAGCAACTCTACCGCGACCCAGACTTGGCGAGCTACCTCACAACCAATTCAAACATCACCTTCTATGTCGCAAAGGTGACTGGGGATAGTCCCGCCGTGATAAGTCAGAATAGAACTTGGTCAAGGGCGATGACGCTCGACATCACGGCCACCGCAAAGAAATGAACCAGAGCGTCCAAATCAACATCGAGGATGCCATTGAGAACCTCTTGGCTAATGTTCCTAATCTTAACACCTATAAGACTAATCGGGTAGGGGCAAAGCTATTCCCCTTCGCCACAATCTCGGCATCGGTAGGGGGGCAACTCTTGGGCAACTATACCGGAGTCTATGAAGTCTCTGTTTCCGTGGACTACTCCGACACGGCGGCCAAGGTTAGCCAAGAGGCTTTTGACGCTGAATACTGCCTTATCTTCGAGGCTTTCTATTCTGAAACACCTCCCCTATTTACAAAGATTCAAAACAACATAGTCGATACAAAGGTTTATACGGCACGGATTACCGGGCAGACACCAACCATTCGGACAGCTAAAAGGGCTTGGCAGAGGGGCTTGAAGATAAGCCTAATTTGCACCCCATCAGAGCTTGACGATGGCTTGCGATATTTGGATTTCAGCGAGGAGCGAAACTCTATGTATGTTGGTGTGATTTAACAAGGAGCTTGAGAATATGGCACTTTCCATTTTAGACGGCAACCAGTCGGCAACTACGCTCTCAACCATCCTTTCTAGTGGGCAACATATCACCGCCCATACAGTCGTTAGCCTTGGCACTCAAGCGATTACAGATATGCGAGGTGCTGTAAGTGGAAGTGTTGTTTCCATTTCTAACTTCCCTGCCTCTCAATCAGTAACCTTTGGAGCTACAACTGGAAGCGTCTCTATTCTTAACTTTCCCGCATCGCAAGCCGTCACCTTTACTGACGCATCCCTAACCAACACGCAACTGCGAGCGAGTGCAGTTACCGTTGGCGGGACAGTTACGATCACTGGCACAGTCACGGCCAACCCAACAGGCACACAGACGATTGCTGGCACGGTTACAGCGGGTCTAAACACACCAAATTTTGTCGAAATTATAGGAGATAACCCACCATCTCATGCTGTTGGTATTGGGTATTACGACAATACTTTCGGATTTAGTTTAATAAATAGCCTTAACCGCCAGCTGCCCATCCAAGGCACAGTCACCATCGGCTCGCTCCCTGCGATTAGCGGCACAGTCACCGTCAGCTCCATGCCGGCTGTGTCTGGCTCAGTCACCCTCGGAGCAGGCACGGCACAGATCGGAAGCGTCACGGCCAGCATCAGCGGGACGGTTCCCGTCAGCATCTCCTCCGTCACGGTTGGCAACTCCGTCACCATCGGCTCTCTCCCTGCAATTAGCGGGACGGTCACCGCCAACACCTTCGCCCTGCAAGGCACGGCCGTCACTACCTCTAACTTTACCAGCACCACCGCCTCTACCGTGCTCGCAAATTACAATGCAACAAGGGAAGTACTGACAATTTTCAACGAGGGGGCGGGCAACCTTCACATCTGTGCAGGGGCAACTTGCACGACCATCGCCTACCAAGTTCGCCTATCGGCAGGGGATTACTACGAAGTGCCAAATCACCAAACGACGATCACCCACTCGGCTGTGTTTGCCACCGCAGGCACGGCGCGTGTGACGGAAGTTAGTTAGGAGCTAGGCGATGCCTTTGTATTCGGCAACTTGCCCTTTGCCAGTTAATCGGATTAAGAACAGATTATTCGACCCAGACGCAAGGGATTACATTCTTCGAGTCGAGGCCGCAGATGGGCAGAGACTTGAATCACAAGTGCGTGGAGCTATTAACGCTTTTGTAATTGGTTGCAAGGCTGATGGAATTTGGACAGCACTAAAAGCCTCTTGCATTATGGCGGGAGCCAGAACATTGAGCGGAGCTTTAATTCCGTTGGTCGGGACTGCCCCAACTAATAATAATTTTGTTAGTGGAGATTACAACAGAAAAACCGGACTACTTGGAAACGGAACTAATAAAAGTCTTAACGCAAATAGAAATAGTAATGCTGATCCATTAACAAATAAACATTTATCGGTTTACTGTACAACTGGAAACACGAGAGATGTAGCTAGAGCTGTAATTGCAACTGCAACTGGAAACAATCAAGGCAGTAGTCAGATTTTTACTAATTCAACCGCTCTTAATGTAAGAGTAAGTTATTCAACTGCCCCTACTTCTTTTACTGTATCGGGATTGATAAATGGATTTATTGGTGGAAGCAGAAATAACTCTAGTACTTATGATTATTATTTTAATAACGCTCTAGGCTCACAATCAAATGCAAGTTCTATCTTTTTTGCCTCTCAAAATACTTTTGTATTTGCAACCTCAACTCCGTCACTTTATTCCGACGCAAGAATAGCCTTTTATTCAATAGGCACTAGCATTGATTTATCGATGTTAAATTCTCGCACCACAACCCTAATGAACACGCTCGCAAGCGTTATAGCATAATGCCCCTCCTCCTCCTCGCCCTCTTGCTTTGCTCCTGCTCGCCACGGCCAGTAGACAACACAGGGCTTCCAAGGTATTCAGAAATGCAAGCCGCCGCTGACGCAGGCCGTACCCCCGCTTCTAGCCAAGCCCGACCAGAATCGGGGGGGGTGAAATGAATGACTGCTACGGACGAGCACGACACGCCCGGCTGGCGTGAGTTTATGGCTAGCCTCAAGTGGCTAGAGGCCGAGGGCTACATAGAAATGTTTTACAACGAGCAGGGTGAGGAGATGGTGCGGATAGCCGAAGGGGCAGAGGAGGCGGTGTTGTGAGTGCCGACCAAGTGGCTGACTTGCGGGAGAGGCTCGCCCGAATTGAGGAACGCCAAACCAACATCATTGCCATCCTAGAAAGGCACACTAGCGAGCTAGCCCAATGGACAAGCAAGATTAACAGCAAGGTAGACACCCTAGAGAGGGAATCGCACACCATCAAAACTAAGCTCTGGTTGGTTGCCCTAGTGTCGGGGGCGGTGTTCTCTACAATCTGGGAGCTAGTGAAGGTTCGGGTGTTTGGGAGATAATTTGACACAACACAAGGAGATTATGAAAAACACACTTTCTAACGAGGTTTCAATCTAATGGCCGCCGTCACGATTGGCACGGCAGGCTTGTCTTTCGGCTTGGTTGCCGAAGCTGGCATCGGGTTGGTTCAGAGCTTTTCAGAGGCTCGTAATGTTGAGAAGAACGAAGTCCGAAATAACGCTGGAGATATAGTTGCCATCGGATACTTCAACGCAACAACCTCCTACTCCCTCTCGGTTGCTATTACTGGCTCTTACAATGTGACCGCTGGGGCGGCACTTGCGGCCTTGGCGAATGCAACCACCCTCGGCACAACTCGTATCGACTCCATCACGCTGAACAAGTCTAACGATGCGTTTGTGACCCTCGACATCTCGGCTACCGGCTATCCGAATGTAAGTTAAAGAGGTTCTAATCCTCTAATTGAAATCCTAAACTTATGACCGAAGCCTACTGGGGAACGACTAACATAAAAGTGGCTAGTGCCGTAGCTTCCTTTGGGGCAAAGCCAAGACAGCTAGACCCAGTAACTAGGACAATCAAAGAGGACGGAAGCACCCAAGCAACCTTCTGGTTTGAAGCTGGGGCAGGGGCAGAGGCAAAGGCAGAAATGGAACGCCCTTGGTCAGAAATGAAGAGCGACCCAGAAAGCCCCATTAGGTATGTTAGGGCGGCACTAGAAAATAGGGAGACTTTTCTCGGATTGCTGAAGAGATCCGTTCCGGTGAGGGTCTTGCAAACAAAGGGCGGGCAGACTTTACTCATATCAGAAAACGCAACCTCGGAACAAAGAAGGGCAATCCTTAAACACCTATGAGCATATCCCTCGATGAAGAACTAAACTCGGCCTTTATATCCCCAGACAAAGAATATATGGGGGAAAAACTTGCCCCTTACACGGAAGGCTCTCGCTTGCTCCTTTTGCAAGTAAGGGACGACAGCGATTCCTCGATCTACTTTATCTGGTCGTTCATCTATATGCACATCCAGATTGCCAAGGGCAGGAAAGAGGCGATCAAACTGGCTTGGAATCGCGACTTGTTTCGTGAGAAGATTATGGATTTTATTGAGGGTAAGACAGAAGCAGATCGAGATGCGGCCACTCAAATCGTCTCTAACATCTTGGACGAAGCCCAGAAGGGCAAGGTGGAGGCCATCCCAGCACCCCACCAAGCCGAACTGGGAAACGCCTAACGCCAGCGGGAACAGCGAGCTTCGTGTTCTCGTTGGCAGAAAAAACAGGATGGAGCGTGGATTATATCTTATGGGAGTTGCCTCTCGCCCTTATGACACAAGCGAGCCACGCCTATCTATGGATGAATGGGGTGAAGTGTCGCAGGGTTGGGGGTGTAGCGGGGGAAGAATTGGTGAACCTAGAAAAACTGCTAGGACTAACTTAACATAAAGAAAAATATAATGGCAACAATATTCAAGCTCGATGTAGGGGAATTTAATAAAACCCTTGATCGATATTTAGACCTTTCTCGAAAAGAAAGATATAACGAGCTTAACCGCAGGGCGGCCAACATTTGTGCGAGGGCGGCTAATCTAACCCCAAGAGCAACAGCCGACAAAATATCCGATGATATGAAGGCAACAGAGACCGTGGTGGCTTCTTATATAAAGACAACAAAACGCAGGGGTGAATATGTTGCCCTAAGTAAGGGTGGCAAGACCACGCAGAAAAAGTCTACCGTGAACTACATTGGGGGAGCAGAAGCCCTTGCAATCGCAAACTGGCGATTGAAAAGGGGAAGGGCGATGGGCTTCTATAAAAACTTCCCCGCCAAGAGTTTTGCTGGGCCGGGCAGAGGCAAGCAAGGTGGGACTGCCAGCCAGTTTTATAGCAAGTTTATTAAAAGAGCAAGATCGTCTGCTGGATATATCGCCGCAGGCTGGCTTCCTGCGTTCAATCACTTTAGTAGAATTGCCGTAGGAAAAACAGTTAAGTTCGACAAGGTTCTTTCAAAATTTTTCCCCGCCCTTACTGGTAGTGCTGGGCTTGGTTTCGGCATAGAGGCGATACAAGCCTCTGGCGATATTGTTAAGGCTATTTTTGCGAACGCCGCCGCAGGGGCTAATAAGATAGGCCAATTAGCCTTGCAAGATGCCGTCAAAGAAGAGGAGGAAGATATGAAAAAGTATATCCTCCCCAGAGAAAAGGCTCTTGCTGACAAGGCCATAAGGTAATATGGGAGTTGTTTTACTCAAAGGAGAGATCGAGATTGATGGACGCAAGGCCACAGCGGGGTTGCGTGGAGTTCAAAAGGAGGCAACAAAGACCGCCAGCACATTTAAGCAGTCTAATCAATCCGCTGAAAGGCTAGGCAAGAGCCTTTTAACGCTTGGCCTAAACGCGGGGAGTGCTGGAAAATCTCTCGGAGCATTGTCAAGACTTGGAGCGGGGGGCATACTTGGTGCGGCGGCACTAGGCTCGATGAACAAATTTGGGGAGGCGGTAAAGCAAGCCTCTAGCGATTACTATTCCTCGCAGAAGGACTTGGCATCAGCCTTTGAAACATCCTTTAAGGCCACG